GCTGCGTTGTCGATCAGGTTGGGGTATGGGCGCCCAGCGGCGCGCGCATTAGCCTTGGCGGACTGAAGCTTCTTTTTGCTCAGATGCTTTTCCTCGGCATCCTTGGGGGCTTTCTTTTCCCAAAAAGGCTTGTCCATGTCAGCAATCCCACTTCCGCAGTGACTTGTTGATGCGACTGTCTGGATCTGCGGCCTTCGCGGACCCGGTCAGCTTGCGCTTCATCCCGGTCATCCTAGCACAGAAGCTGTCCTTGCGCGACCCGCCCTCGGGCTGGGGCCGCTTGATGTCTTGGCCCTGCGCCCTGAGAGACGCGCGGCCCTTCTCGTTGAGCCCACCGGACTCAGATTTGCCTTCCTTGCGGGTCCATGCACCAGACATTGCAAGCTCCATAAAAGCGCGGGGGACACGAATGCCCCCCGCAGAACCACCGAGTCGGGGGAGGACGACTTAGTAGTTCGCACCCTTGCCGCGAGGCGTACCGCCCGAGGCAGAAGACATGACGCTGCCGCCGCTCTTGCGGGGCTTGCGACCGGCGTGAGCCTCGGACATGACGCCCTCGGCCTTCATGCCGACCTTGCCGCCCTTTTTGAATCCGCCGGTGGGCTTCATCATTTCAGAGGCGACCGTGCTGTTGCCGCCGGAGTAGGCGGTGTGCGACTTGGCTTCGCGAGTTCCAGACTTACCCTTCATGACGATCTCCTGTGGCTTAGGCGTTGGCTGCCTGAATGTAGCGGACGACGAGAGTGCCTGTACCGGCAGTGGCGCTCAACGCGCCGGACAGAACGTAGATTATGTCGTCCGTAGTCCCGGTATTGAGCCAAACACCAGTGCGGGTAGCATCTGTGCCGGGGGTGAGCTCAAGTTTGCCAATAGCATTGGCATTCGTCGCCGCAACCAGTTCAGTGGCCGTGGCGGAGGTGCCGACGCTGATGGTGTATGTCGTCGTCGCGCTGGTCCAAGCAGCCGTAACGAACAGGTCAATCGAGGTGATCAAGCTGTTGGCTGGGATTACGATGGTTGTCGCCGCAGCGGTAGCCGACTGCGTAACGGCAGCAAATTGCGCCATCTCAACGAAGCCGACATTCTTGACCGTACCGGCGGTGGTGCCGGTCGTGTTCAGAACGTCGCCAGCCTTGATGGGGCCAGTGAATGTAGTAGTACCCATGGGGTCCTCCTGCACGATGAGATCACGAAGTCTGTGCAGCGTCCGCTAGGCCGGTCTGCGTGATCGGGTTGCCTAGATGGTGGTAGGGGCCATAGTCCCTGCCTATTCACGGTGCTTAAGAATATACCCAATTGCACTTTGAAGTACAGCAGGGCTATCCTTGAGCTTGCCAATTCCGGTATTACAATCAGAACACAAGAGGCCCCGAATTTTTCCCGTACTATGGCAATGATCTACAGCCAACGCCTTGACCTTGCCGTTTCTCATATGGCTTTCCGATTGATCACAAATGGCGCATTTGCCAGCCTGCTCAACCAGTTTTTCTCCATACTCTTGAAGCGTTATGCCGAACGACTGTTGAAGATATGTTTCTTTCCATGCCAGCGGGTTTTTTTCACGATGCGATTTAAGATACGCATTGCGTCCTTCCCGTGACGAATGGTCAAACTTACCATCCGCAGTGTTCTGCATATCAAGATTGTCAGCACTTAAGTTCAGCGTATTGCCGTCCTTATTTGTGACGCGCCCGATAGGCCATTCGCCGTGATAAAGCAGCCATGCAAGTTGGGCCGCCGGAATATTGAAACCTTTATATCGGATGTACCGATATGAAATGGCTTCTCCGGTTTTTGACTTGCGCGTTGCCTTTGCTACACCGGCTTCACTTCCCGCCCGTACATTTCTGGCCGGGGCGATCATCCAGTAGAGCTTTCCCGTTTCTTCATCGTATCGGAGAACCGATGCAATTTCGTCGCGAGATAGTATTTCACGGTAGTCCATAACCTCTCTCCATCACCCCGGAATAGGGATACTTTTTAAATATCCCTATTCCGGTTTTTTGTAAAGAGGCTATATCTTTCTTCTCAAACCAAGGAAAACCTTAGGTCGGGAAGGCTCCGTAGATGGAACGGAAGTTATAATAGCCAAACGAATACCTCTCATATCCCTTCACAAGAAGGTTATCAGTGGTAAAATCGACTTGCATGTCTGTTTCGAACTTAATGCGCTCCATATAGGAGAGCCCATCAATGTTCGTGAGCAGGAACCAAGCGCGGGCAGAGGTCAGGTAGTCATTGACCATGTAGCCCTCGGGGAGGCCGCCTGCCGTGGACATGATCGCGTTGACGTCATTGTCCGCAGTGCCGGGGCGCAGTTCGGTCTTCGTCAGGCGGATCGCCACCGGCTCAAGAGCGGGCGGGATAACCAGACGACGACCGCGAGCAAACACCTTCAGACCGGCCTGATCGCGGAAGTTCGTCCTGATGGCGATCATGCCAGCAAGCAGCGTGCTCTCGTTCAGGTCGTTGGTGGTGTAGTTCGAGATCGTGCCACCGTCGATGGGGTGGTCAGACGCCACGAGGGCCTTGCCGTCGCCGCCGATGGACCCATTGTAGGTCGTCGCGGTGTTCAGCACGTTGGCGCCGTAGATTTCCTTGGTCTGCGCAAAGGACTGCGTCAGGCCGAGGTTCGACGGGGCGAACTGGCTCTTGTAGAGGTTGTCGTCGATGGCCTTGCGAGTGATCGCGTAGCCGAGGCCGATCTCGGTGTGCTCCTGATTGTACACGAAGCGTTCGCCAGCGCCGTTGTCGAACGCGGTCTGACCGCCCTCGGTCTTGAGCTGGGCGTAGCCGAGGAAGCGCATCTCAGCGGTGCGTTCCAGAGCCATCTTGGAGTCGTGCTTGGTGAAGATCTTGTCGTACTGCGACGGGATCTGCTCGTACTGACCTTCAACGCCCCGGAGGCCGGGGAGGAGAAGATCTTTAATCGCTGAAAGATTGACAGCCATTGATCCTACTCCTTGTTAGACGCCCGGAAGGGCCTTGGTCTGGACGAAGTTAAACGCCACGACAGCCTTCTGGTAAGCACCAGACTCCGTGCCGTTCACGCCGGGCGGGTCAGTAATGAGCGACACGACCTTGAACGGGAACGTGGTGTCAGTCGTGCCGAGGGTGGCAAGAAAGGCGCCCGAGATGCCGTTGGAGGCGTTGCCCGTGCCGATGTTGAACCCGACAGCGGAGTTCACATAGGACTGGCTGACGCTGACGTTGCCAAACTGGGCGACGAACTTGGCGTTGGGGTCATTGATGATGTAGCCGGTGACCACATTGCTGGAGGCGACATCGCTGCCGGGCCAGTAGTTGGACCAGACGGTGCGCTTCTGCGACACCGACAGGTACTGGCAGCCGACGAAGACGCCCGCGATCTGGGTGTTGGCGGAGGCGCCAGTCGTGACGCCGACAACGACGTAGCCGTTGGCGTCGGGGTTTACGGGGTCACCATAGTAGATGGCCGAAGCATTGTAGGCGATCTGGACCGCGACCTGCTCGTAGGTCGGGGCGGAACCAGTGCCACTGTATTGCTGAAAACCGTTATAGGCGGCAGTGTTCGCCATGACGGGTTCTCCTTTTTACGGGAAAGCTCGTCATCTCGCACCGGGGAGACTCGGAAGCCGGGGGCAGCGAACCTCCCGCGCCGGGGGGAGGATGGAACAGCAGGTGTTCCTGACGTTGCAGTATATATAAGATTGCAACAAAAGAAAAGGGGGCCGATCAGGGCCCCCTGATCGGTGCCTAGAGATCCTCGGGGATCGGCATGTCGAAGGTCTTCTTGATGCTGGGCGCCACGCGGTCCATCGTGCCGTCAGGCGTACCCGAGAGCTGCGACTCCTTGATGCGCACCTGCTCCCGGGCGCGGCGGTACTCAATGCGCCGCACCTCGTCGGAGATCTCCTTCGGGCGCTCCATGAGGATCATGCCCTTGCGCTCGATGCTGCCCTTCTCCCAGTTGGAGGGCATCCAAGTCGGGTGGCGGCTGGAGGGCACGGGCTCCCAGCCCTCGCGGGCAAGCTGCACCGTGTAGGCCGGGTCTTCCTGATTCCAGATCGTGTGGCGCTTCCACTCGTAGACCCAGCCCTCCGGCACCATGCCCTTGGGGATGTAGAACTCGTCCGTGCCCTCGTCCATGCCGCCATTGTCGTCACGGATCTGGGCTGCGCGCGCTGCGGCGCGGGCGCGGGGGTCGTCTTCACGCAGTTCTGGCCTCATGGCGGGGCGCTCCGGGGTTGCTGACATGGCCGACTTCTCGGCGATTACACGTTGAAATTTGGCGTTCATTGCATCCGTCCCTCTTTCTTGAGGAGCATCTTGTTGCGGGCGTAGTCCTTCTCGGTCATGCCCAGATCCCGTGCGGTTTCAATCTCCTCCCGAGTGAGGCGGACCTCATTGGGGCGGGAGCCTGTTCCACCGCCGCCGCGAGACACGGGGGCTGCGGGAGGGGCCGAGCGGCGCTGTGTGACCTTGGCGGCGCCCGAGGTAGGGTCGTCGTCATAGTCCGTGTTGACACGCTTGCTGATCTTCAGCGTGTCTTCGATCTGGCCGAAGTAGTCGTCGCTGTCGGGCGTGTACCCGTCAGCCACGGCGATGTTATGGGCCGCCACCATCTTCTGGTACATGCGCGGGTCCGTCACGCACTGCGGATTGCGGCGCACCCAGTCCGCCGAGCGGGGGGAAAGCTGAGACGCCAGCTCCTCCACGGGGTCGGAGTGGCGCGGGGGCTCGGGGGCCACCACCTTGGGCGCGTTTTCCATGTGGGACCGGCCCCGCTCCAGCTCCATGAGCTTGGCGGAGTTCATCCCCATGGTCTCTTGGATCTCGGCGGCCTTGGTGTAGTCACCGACAGACATGGCCTCGCTGTAGTTGTACTTGAGGATGTCGTTGTTGCGCTTCACCGTGTCGATGGCGTTGCGCACGAGCTGCAAGTTGGTGTCCTGCACCTCGTTTTTGGCCTCGGCAGCCGAGCTGTAGGCAGCGCGGGCATGCTTCTCGGCCTCAATACGGGCCGCGCGCTCCTGTTCCAGCTTCATTTTGAGCTCTTGAATGCCCTCTTGGGGCTCAATCTGCTCCTTTGAAGCGTTTTTAGGCGGATTTTCGACTTCTACGACCTCAATCTCGTCGTTCGCGTCGTCTTCGACCTTGTTTTCGGTGTCTGACATGGGATTTTTCCTTAATAGACTTCATCGGGATGGGAAATGCGCATTTTGAAGCTCGCATCATCACACATGCGGCACAAAACGCCGTGGACGGTGATATTCCACCCGTCGCTGGGGCGGAAAACAAGCCAATCGCCGACATCAATGTTGAGGCCGTTAAACCATTTGCCATCGCTCTCGACAAAGGCGCTCGGACCCTTGCGAACCACCAGTCCAACCTTGGACTGGTAACGGTCCTCCTCGCGAGTTTTGTCGGTGAGGTAGAAGCCGCTTTTGGTTTTCTCCGGGCGGACATAAACCGCAAGGAGGACGCCGGTGTTGAACACCTCGAATTTGCTGAGATCGCCAATTTCGGCGAACAACTTCTCCTTCGGGTCAACCTCGTGAAGCATTGCGATGTTGTGGTGTGCAGATACGTTGGACATGGACCCCCTCCTTTACTGGCCGCGCTCTTCGCGGTTACAGATCGTCGCCGCCTCGTCGCACATCTCAAGAGCCATGCGGAGGCCAGCGATTATTCCTACTTGGTGTTTGTAAGTTGGGAAATCAATCGTTGCCAAGCCTGTGGAAAGGTTATCTTTCCGGTCTTCCACGGCAGATGCGATTAATTTCTTTAGTTCGCGCTCGAAGAGCGTGTTGAGCGTAAGCATAGACCCCTCTTTGCTCCCCCTCGATGTATTGGGACGGCTGGTAGAGGGGGTCAAACCAGCCGTCCCGTTACCCGCAGGCAGTACCGATCTGCCTGCGAATTGTTTACGCCTTGCGCTTCTGGATCTCAGTCTTCTCAAGGCGACCGAGGCCCGAACCGGCGCCTGCATCAAGATCCTTGTAGGACTTGTAGACCTTGCCACCGGCCTTGCGGGCCATGGGGGGCATGCCGCCGCCCATGGGTGCGGGCGCGGGCATGGGCATTGGCATCGGGGCCGCAGCGCCTGCGGGGGGCATACCCATCGGAACGGGGATGCCGCCAGCGGGGCGAGGAGGCAGGCCGGGGGGCATGGGAGGCATGCCGCCAGCCATCTGATCGTCGGGCTTGCCCGGATTGATCACGATGTTGATGTTGGTCTTGCCCTTGCCGCCCTTCTTGGGCTTGCCGCCCAGAGCGCCGCCGCCAAACTTGGCGGTGCGCGCCGCAGGCTTCACCATCTTCTTGATGAGCGCCTTGTCCTCGGCAACGTCTTCATGCTTCTCAGCTTTGCCGCCCTTTTTGAGCTGCGGAGTGGCAGGAGTGCCAACGCCGAAGTCAAATACGCGGGGGTTGACCATCCCAAGGCGGCTGTCGGGGCCGCCAGCAGGCATCGGGGCCGCCGCGCCATAGGGAGCCATGCCGCCGTCGGCGTAGTTTTTGGACTTGCCGCGAGTGGGCTTGGACAGGTTCTGGCCGTACTTTTCGATGGCGATCTGCTCCTTCGTCGAGACGCCGGGCTTGCCGCCCACGTTCTCGGCGGGGCCATAGTTGACGTTGCCGCCAGCCTTGCGGGCGGTGCGACCGCCAGCCTTGCGAGTCATCTCCGTCAGCTTGTCCTTCTCCTCCTTGGAGGGGCCCTCATTAGCCGGGGGCTTGTAGCTGGGGTCCGTCTTGGGCGAGTAGTCGGGGCTGGGGTTGGGGTTCTTGACCCGGTCCATCGTCCCGCCGCCGTTGGCCTTCTTGGCCTTGCCGCCCTTCTTCATGCCCATGGTCGGCCCGAGGACGTTCCTGATGTAGGCCTGCGGGTTCATGGCGTTCCTCAGGCTATCGGTGGGGCCGCCACCCATGGCCTTGCCGGTGCGGCCACCAGACTTGCGGCCCTTCTTGTCGTCGTCCTCGTCGTCGCCGCGCAGGGCGTTCAAGCCCATCGGAATCAGGCCACCCATCGGACCCCCCAAGATACCACCAATGGTTTTCTTAGCCCGGCCACCCTTCTTCATGCCGCCAATGTGCTTCTTGCCCTCGCGGTCCTCATTCGCTTCCTTCTGGTCGCGGTTGATGAGGCTGTCGGCAGTAATGGCGCGGCCACCGGACTTGCGGGGTTTGCGGCCCGCGTGGGTCTCCATCTTCTCGCCAGCGATCTTGCCGCCGCGCTTGAAGCCCTGCTTGGAAATCGGGCGCATGCCCGTCTTCACGTCCGCGTTCAGGGGCGCGGCAGGCGTCCAGTTTGAGCTGTCCACCTTCTGGTCTTTCTCACCGGCGAGGCGCTTGGCCTTGCCCCGCATGGCCTCGCGGGCCTTTTTTGCCATCTCATACATGCTTTTTCTCCTCGGAGGTTACGGGCGTCCCCGTTGCTGCCTGAATGGATAGCTTGGGCAACATCAAGCTTGCCGGGATACTAACATAAGGGCGCGATCCACGACAGAGCCGCCCTTGGCGAACTGTTCGCCCCCAAATTTTTGAAGAGCTTCAATCCGTGATGCGGGGCTGTTCGGGTCGTATTGCTCCAGTCGCTCGACGCCCATGCGGCGCAAAATGTCGGCTTGTTCGCCAGCAATATCGCCCGGCACGACAGCGCCACGGAACTCGTTAAGGCGAACTGCGCGCTGCGGCTTGCCCTCAAAATACTCCGTGGGAAGCCCCTTCAGATAGTTAAGGAAATCCGTTGTCTCGCCATACAGTTCGGGCGGAAGAGATGACTTATAGGTCTTGCGCAATTCCCCCCACTTACCCATTCCGGCTTCGCGAAGCATGTCAGAAAAGTCCCTCATGTGGGTCCACTGATCGCCCCCATAATTGTAATGGGGGTAATACTTTTCAGCCAAAGCGTTCAGCTTCTCATTGGCAAGGTCAAACGCGCCCTGCATTTCTTCGCGGGGCTTGATCAAGTCGCGAGCGTTTTGAATTTCCCCAATGGATTTGAATTGCGGCGCAACGCCAGAACGAATTGTTCCGGCCCCATAGTCAAAACCCTCGCCCCCACGAATGTTTCCTTTCATTTCCTTGACCGCATTTTCAAGCGTCAAAGGGGAATAACGGCGAGTTCCAGAAGGCGTGAAGCCTTTGAAGATTCGCTCTCCGGCATCATCAATTGCGGGGAAGCGGGGCGAGTAAACATCGGCCCCAAAGATTGGGTTAGTGCGCGAGGGCTGCGCCATCTCCTTGGGGGCAACCATTGTGATGTCGCCAAAGTTGGTGAAGCCCTGCGACGGTTTCACGATGGCCGTGCTGGGAACCGGAAGGCCACCAAGTTTTTCCACGTCCGCAAGCCGATGGCTTTTGAGATTGTGAACCATCATCATGGCGTCTTCAGGCGAAACAACCTTGCGTACCACTTTCGTCAGTGGCCCGGCCTCGGCACTGCCAACCGGGTTGAACTGGCTGACGAAGCGCATGGCGCGGTCAACGAGGCCCGGCTCGTCGCTGGGCGCTCCGGCTGCGGGCACCGTGATGTTGCCCATCGGGTCTTGCCGGGCCTCGACCTCGCCGCCCTCGGCGTAGTTCCTCATGCCTTTGATGATGTCGCCATGCGTTGTCATCTCGTTTGAGGCTTTGTCCCAGATCGCATGGTGCGCAAGGTGCTGGTAGAAGGGGTCGTATTTTGACGGGGCTTCAAGGCCAAGCGCAGCTTGTCTAGCCGCAAGCCGGTTCACAGCCTCAACGCCACCTTCGCCCTTGCTGCGAGCAATGAAAGGTGCTGCAAGTTTAGTTGGCTCGCCAGTATTTAAAATGATTTGGCGGGCGTCCAACGTAGGTTGGTCGCCGCGACCATAAAGAGAGGCGAGGAAGCCGCTCTTGGATGGCCCAACACCACGAATATCGGAAGTAAAGTTACGCCACTCTTCGGGCGTTGAGGCACCTTGAGCGGCACGGTGAACAAGATCTGATGCCGCCACCTCGCGGCCCGGGATGTTCTTGGCCGCCCACCGCATTGAGTCTGGAATGTCAGTTTCATGGCGCCCAAACGGAGCCATTATTTTGACGGCATCAGCGACAGTGTCGCCAGAAATATCGCCCTTTGCTGCCTCATTTAAGAATTTCTGACCCATTGGGGTGCCAAGCCACTCCATCCATGCGCCCTCGGGGCGAATTTTTTCAACGTCGGGCGAAAGATTAAGGCCGAGACGGCGAAGGTTGTCGGCATCGGTGGCACGGCGTTGAATACTGGCGCGCGTCGTGGTGTAACCCTTGATCATGTCGCGGGCGGTGAGCCCCTGCTGCCCAGCTTTGTCGGACATATCTTTCATGTAGTCGCCGAAAGCTTGGACGTGCGGAGGCAATTCGGTCAACCCAAGCTCTTGATGAACATCAGACAATGGGCGCCATTTCCAGTCGGCAATCTTATGAGCGACTGGATCTTGATAGGCGCGGATCGCCCGCAAGGCTTTCTCTACAGCCCCAGCCTCCGCCTCATCAGGCGCCAGCATGGCCCCGGCTGCGGTGGCGGCGCCTGCGGCCCCCGGCGAGGGCATGCGGACCCTGTTCCACGGCTCGGTGGCCATCCGCTCCAGACTGCCCGCCTTGGCGAACGGCGTGACCATGCCACGGACGCCGCCGGTCAGGGCGGTGTCGGCCACCATCTCGGCTTCCTGCGCCTTCTTCAGGTCGCCTGTGTATTGGAGAATGGGGTCGCGCACCAAAACGCGCTCCATGCCTGTTAGGGGCGACAGGGCCATGCCGAGGGCGCCACCGGCCATGCCGAGCGCCCCGGAGCCGTAGTTGCCGCCCCTGACGGCCTTGAGCCCCTCCTCGACCGCGTCTGCGTTCTCGTTGAACGCCTCGCCCCACCGCTTCATGTAGCTGCCCGGACGGCGCTGCGGCTTGTACTTGTCCCAGCCCGTGGGCTGCGGCGACATGAAGGTTTCGCCCTTGGGCAGCTCGCCCTCGACGCCCAAGGCGCGCGTCAGGCGCTCGCCCTCGGTTGATCCGGCGTCGGACCATGTGCGCTCGGCTGGATTGTAGGCGGGCTGCCTTGCGGCTTGCCTCTCGACGCTTTCGGGCATCGGCATGTAGGAGAAGGCCGGAACGGCTTCCCTGCCTGATCCGCCAGCCTCGTCGGCCACGGGGGCGTTGCCACGGTAGATCGTCAGGGGGCGAGGATCTTCCGCAGGCATCTCAGGCGCCTGCCCCACCGCCTCGCCGTCCGCATGATGCTCGCGCACGACGTGGAGCGCGTCATCGACGAGGCCGCCCTCGGCGCGCTTGTTGGGCCGGTGGAAGCGGGTCGCACCGATGTCGGTATAGTCAGGCATCTCAAGCGCCCAGTCAGGCGTGTCGCGCCCGAGCGAATACTGAGACTTTGGACCCCAGAAGTTGGTGGCCCCGCGCGTAATGTCCTCGCCCGCCATCGCAGCTTCAAGCGCGTCACGCGCGTCAGAATACCGCTGGCTGGTCGGCGAGATCTTCATGGGGTAATTCTTGCCCGCCGGGTTCATCCACGGCTCGAACTGGCGCTTGGCGAACAGGACGGCCTCGGGGCTGGCACCGTACTTGCCCGAGTTGATGCGGTTGAGGATCACGCTGGCGATGGCCTGCGTCTCCTCGGGCGACTTGCCGCTCGTCTCCGCCGCGATGGTGCGGATGACGTAGT